TTATCCAGTTACTCTAAACACAACAAGTTTGTCCAATGGTGTTTCTGTTGCAAGCAATTCAAGGATTACTGTAGCTTTTGATGGCATTTGGAACTTACAGTTTTCAATTCAATTTAAGAATACCACCAATGATGGCCAAGACTTTGATATTTGGTTTCGCAAGAATGGTGCAAATATAGCTAATTCAAATAGCCGTTTTCACCTGCCAGCAAGAAAAATTCTTGCCGATCCAAGTCATTTGATTGCATCTTTAAATTTTATGGAAAGCTTGGTAACAGGTGATTACATTGAAATAGTGTGGAGGACAACCGACACGGGAGTCAGTATTGAGCATTTTGCTGCTAGTTCAAGCCCAACAAGACCAGTAGTCCCTTCAGTCATTGTCACAATGACGTTTGTGTCTAACCTACCTACGCTATAGAATGCAGATATGGCTTACATTCCACTACAAATTCCTCCAGGCGTATATAAAAATGGGACTGAATATCAGTCTAAAGGCCGTTGGAACGGCTCAAATTTGGTACGTTGGTACGAAGGCACTATACGTCCAGTAGGTGGATGGAGAAAACGTGCGTCTTCACAATTAACAGGCATGGCCCGTGGTCTGATTAACTGGAGAGATAACTCAAACAATAGACGTATTGGGATTGGCACTCATTCAAAGTTATACGCAATGAATGAAGCAGGTACTCTTACGGATATAACCCCTGCAACCTTTACTGTTGGCAATGCAGATGCTGTATTGAAACTTGGCTATGGCTATGGAACTTATGGAACATCTGCTTATGGTGTTTCTAGACCAGATTTAGGAACATATTCACCTGCTACTACATGGAGTTTGGATACCTTTGGTGAGTATCTAGTTGCTTGTTCATCTACAGATGGAAAGCTGCTTGAATGGCAATTGAATGTCGCTAATGATGCTGCTGCCATTACAAATGCTCCAACAAGTTGTACTGGTTTAATTGTTACTCAAGAACGATTCTTGTTTGCATTGGGTGCAGGTGGTAATCCTCGTAAAGTTCAATGGTGTGACCAAGAAAACAATACAACATGGACTCCTGCTGCCACTAACCAAGCTGGTGACTTTGAGTTAACTACTATTGGCTCTCTAATGTGCGCTAAACGCATTCGTGGGTCGACTATTCTGTTTACTGATGTGGATGTACATACTGCCACTTATATTGGTCCTCCATTCATTTATAGCTTTGAGCGTGTAGGTAGTGGTTGTGGTGTTATTTCTAAGCAAGCAGTAGCCGCTACTGACAATGCCTGTATTTGGATGTCTGGATCAGGATTCTGGATATACGATGGCTTTGTTAAGCCCTTAAATTCAGACGTTTCTGATTATGTGTTCAGTAATATGAACACTACTCAGTCATCTAAGGTTTATTGCGTACACAACTCCAATTTTGGTGAGATTTGGTGGTTTTACCCAAGCTCTGCATCCAATGAAGTAGATTCTTACGTTTCTTACAACTATCGTGAGAACCATTGGGCTATTGGTACGTTAGCACGTACGTGTGGGACAGATCGTGGGATCTTCACTTACCCAATTATGGTATCTACAGACGGGTACGTCTATGAGCATGAAGTTGGTTTTGCTTATGATGGCCAGACACTATTTGCCGAGTCAGGACCAGTAGAGTTGGGTAATGGAGATAGAACTGTGAGTCTGACGGGATTAGTTCCTGATGAAAAGACTCTTGGTGATGTCCAAGTTCGGTTTAGCACCAAGTTTTATCCCAATGCAACAGAATATAACTATGGCCCATATTCAATGGCTAATCCTACTTCAGTACGCATAAGCGGAAGACAAGTAGCCGCCAAGATTGAGGGCGTTAGATTAACTGATTGGCGAGTAGGTGTTATCAGGTTTGATGGAAAACTAGGCAGTCAGCGTTAAATATATTATGATTGAACATGATTCTCAAGATTGGCGTGAACTAAGGAATGCCAAACTGTTAGAATGGTTTGGTGGCAACCAGAGTGCTGTAGACTTTTTAGTCGCTTTATCAAGTATTGCTGAGTTATGGGATGACTTAGTAGACAAGGATAAAGAGCCTAGCAGAAAAGACATAGATGTTGTCTTTTGGAATGCGCTGGTGACGCTACCTACAAATGAGTTCTTTAATGTTAATAAGGCGTTTTTAATGCCATTAGTCATTCAGAGTATAAATGCCTGGCAAGACTCTGTAGAACTTGAAAATGGGAATACCAACGACAGAGCCTATGCGCTCACATTGCGTATTATTTCATTACAAATAGCACCAATGATTGTCTTATTGCTTAGAGGAAAAGAAGCAATGAGAGATGTTAGTACAGAAATGTGGCGATATTTTACGTCACATGATGATGCAATTAAATGGATACAAGGGGAATAATATGTCTCTAGGTGGTGGAAGCTCAAGTCAGCAGCAATTAGATCCTGCAATGCGTGATGCATTCTTGCAAAACTATCAAGGCGCTCAAGGTGTTGCGTCTGGATTAGAAGCTCGTCAATTTGCAGAACTTACTCCAGATCAACAAAGAGCGTTTGAGTTAACTCGTCAATTTGCAGATCCTAATGCTGAAGCATTTGCAGGTATACGTAATGCCTATACTGCTGCAAACACAGCGGCAAACTACGCCCCTCAACAGGTAGCATCCCGTGATGTTACAGCTAATTTAGCTAGTGCTGCTCAATTAGGCCGTGGAGCAGTTCGTGATGTTAATGCAGAACGTATTGCCGCAGAACGTATTGCTGCCGCACAAGCGCAAAGAAGTGGCGCTAGAGATGTTTCTACTACTGGTGTTACTGGTCAGCAAGTAGCTCAAGAAGCATTAGGTGCAATTGCTCCACAAGCCCGTGCAAACATTCGTGATATTACTGCTGGCTCATTCTTAAACCAGAATATGCAACAGTATATGAATCCATATACTCAAGCAGTTACTGAGCAAGGTTTGACAGAATTAGAGCGTTCACGCCAGTTGCAACAACAACAGACTGCGGCTCAAGCTACTGCGGCAAGGGCTTTTGGTGGATCTCGCCAAGGCGTGGCAGAGGCAGAAACTAATCGTGCATTTGGTGAAACTGCTCAAAAGTATGTTGCCCAACAAAATGCCGCTGCTTATGATGCCGCACAACGTGCTTCTGAGGCTGATCTTGCCCGTCAAATGCAAGCTCAACAACTTAATCAAGCACAAGATTTGGCAACAACTCAACAGTCTTTACAGTTAGCAGGACAGTTTGGTTTGGCTAATCAAGATGCGGCTTTACGTGCGGCTTTGGCTAACCAAGGTGTAGATGTTCAATATGGCTTAACAAATGCCCAACTTCAGCAACAAGCGGCATTGGCAAATCAATCTACTGGTTTAGCTGCGGCTCAAGCCAATCAGGATGCAATGTTGAAAGCGGCTCTTGCAAATCAAGGTTATGACTTTAATGTTGGTCAGCTTAATACGCAAAATCAGCAACAAGCAAATCTTGCTAACCAAGCGGCTCAAAACCAAATTGCCCAACAAAATGCACAGAATTTCTTGCAAGCTAATTTAGCTAATCAAGGCGCTGGCTTAACTGCTAATCAGCAACGTACTACTGCCGCAGGTCAAATGGCTAATATTGCACAAGGTGGTCAGCAAATGGGCTTTGCAGGAGCAAATCAACTTGCTCAACAAGGCGCATTGCAACAAGGGTTATCACAGCAACAGTTGGATGCAATCCGCAATCTGCCATTGGAGCAACAACAGATTCTCAATCAAGCATTGGGTATCAATGTTGGTGGTGGATCTGGTGTACAACAAACATCTACTTCACGCCAAGGTTTGCTTGGCTTGTTGGGTATTGGTTAAGGAGTCTATATGTTTAATATTGGGTTGTTATCTGATGCCGCATTGACGGGCTTGTCTGATGCTGACAAAGAATCAATGCAAAAGCAAGCCACTCAACAGTTCTTGCTGGGAAGTTTGTTAAGTGGTGATCCTGCTACTGGCTTTAAGTCAGCATCAGAGATTCCTGCTACTGCTATATCAATGCAAGATATGTTGCGTAAGAGCCAACTTGCTCAAGCAGATCAGGCGGCTCTTGAAGGCTTCCGAGCCAAGTACACTCCTACTAGATTCCAAGAAGCAAACCCTGCTTACATGGGTCCTGTTATGCCTGAACAATTGGCACAACAAGAACAACTTAAAGGCGCTCAAGCTAGAGGATTGCCCTTTAATATTCAAAATGCTTTGCAAGATGTATTGGCATTACCTACTGCATCACAAAGTGCTATGCGTGAAACTATTACTGCTTTGCAACCTAAAGTGCAAGGTAATTTATTGCTAAACCCAAATATGGAAATATTGCGTGGTCTGCCAACACAAGATAAGGGTATTACCTCTCAATACAACCCATTAACTGGTGGATATTCTGCGGCTCCTGTGCAGAACTATATGCAATCCATGATTCAGACTACTCCTCCAGAAGTATCTCCAAATACTATGCTTGTTCCAATGCAGGGCGGTGGATTTACTCAACAAGTAATTCCAGGGGGTACTACTGCAATTGGCGATATTGAAAGAGCTAAAGCAGTTGGTCAGGCTGGTGGTCAAGTTGAGCGAGTTGTTGGTGCAGATGGAACAGAATATTTTGTCCCTAGATCTTCTTTGCTTACTCAGCGTCCAACTGGCGCTCCAACTACAGTTGGTACGGCTGGTGGCGCACCTGTTGGTTCAGTAGCCAAAGCTTCTCCAGCGCAACAAACACTAGATGCAGCAACAAATGCTCGATTCTTAGATTTTTCTAAGAACAGTTTAGAGTCTGCAAATAGTGCTAGTGGACGCAAGATTGCGGCTGAACAACTGTATGACCTTGCAACACAAGTTAACAACAATAAATTGACTGGCTTGCAAGCAGGTGTTTATGGATACATGAATGCAATTCCAGGTGTTGGAAAATTATTTGAGCAGGACATTACTGATGTAACCCGCATGACTCAGATGATTAAGACTGCACAGTTAGAAAAAACTGCAATGCAAAAAGGTGCTGCCAGTAACTTAGACGCTACAACGATTGAGAAGAGCTACGCATCTATAACAGATCCTGCTTCTTCAACACGAATGGCTGCCGCCTTTGAGGTTGCACTTGCTGATAAAGACGTTGCTAAGAATCAGTTCGTTGAAGCCTACAGAGGTGATCCTGGCAAGATAAATACAGCATGGCAAACTTCTCCTGACAATAAACCAGTTTTTAGTCATCCAAAATTCAACCAGTTCCTTACTGAACAAGTTAATGCTTGGAATCAAGGTGGCGCTCAAGGAAAGCCTGTGCTTCCCGCAGGATTTACATTCGGTACTGGTAAAAAATCAGGTGAGTTTCAAATTAAACGTCCTGATGGCTCAATCTATCGCATAGGTCAATAATGGCAACTAAAGACGAAATCTTTGCTTTTGCTGCTCAAGAGGCAGAGAGACAAGGTGTTCCTCTTTCTATGGTACAGGGCGTTGTTGAGACTGAGTCTGGCGGTACTTTCAATGCTATTGGGCCTAAGACTAAAACTGGTGATCGTGCCTATGGTCCTATGCAGTTGATGGCTACTACTGCTAAAGATCTTGGTGTTAACAGAATGGAATGGAAAGATAACATCCGAGGTGGTGTTAAATATCTAAGCCAGTTATCACAAAGATACGATAACCCCGATTTGGTTCTTGCTGCATATAACGCAGGGTTGGGTAATGTAGACAAGTATGGCGGTATTCCTCCATTTAAAGAAACACAAAACTATGTTCAAAAGGTTAAAAACTTTATGGCTAAATCTACAACTGATGATGAGTTTGTTCCTTTCGGACAAGGTACAACAACTCAAGCGCCTACTCAAACTGTAGGGACTGATGACTTTGTGCCATTTACTGGTTCACAAAAGCAAGTTCAACAACAAGTACAACAAACTCAAGCCGCACCTAGTCCTGCTGAGTTCATGCAGAGTGTTAGACAACAAGCATTTCAGCCTAAGACTCAGTTTCAACAAGATGTTGCCGCAAGCTTTAACCCATTAGACGTATTGCGTGGCAAGACTACTAGTGGACAGTTAATCACTGGTACTGCCAATTTAATGTCTAGAGGAATTAAAGGTGGTTTAAGTGCGCTTGGCTTGTCTGATGAATACCTTGGCATTGATCGCACCAAACAATATCCTACTCTAAATCCAGTGCCATCATTAACTGACATTCTAAAAGGCACTTACAAGGTGGCTACAGAGCGTCCAGGACTGCTAGTTGGTGGTCTTGGCACTAGTGTATTTGATCCTATAAATTTAGCATTGCCTGGCGCTTTACAGAAATCCCTTGTTGCTGGTACACCTACTGCTCTCACACAGATGGCTCCAAGAACTGCTGCTTTAGCTCAAAATGTTTTAACTGGATCAACTACTGCTGCTATAACATCTGCCGCCCAACAAGCCGCAGATACTGGCACTATTAATCCTTTGCAACTAGCAAACGAAACTGTTGCTGGTGCGTTAATGACATTGCCAACGGCTACTGTTAGTGGATTGACTACCCCCAAAAGACCAGCTAATTTAACTCAGGCTCAATTGGTTGCTGAAAAGGCTATTGCTGAAGGCGCTACATTGCCTCCAACACAAGTTAATCCTTCAATGCTAAATAGAATTATTGAGGGTATATCTGGCAAACAACAAACAAGCCAAATTGCTTCTGTTAAGAATCAGCAATTGATTAATGAACAAGCTCGTAAAGCTTTAAACCTTGCTCCTGATGTTGAAATTACACCACAAGTGTTGCAGCAATTTAGAGCTGAAAAAGGTTTGGCATACGATGCTTTAAGAGCTAATCCTACATATTATGCTGACAAACAGTTTTTTGCGGATCTTGGCAAAGAAACAGCAAGACTGCAAAACATGAAGGCTTTAGATGTATCCGCAGAATTAAAACTGTTGAACAATTTAAAGCAAATCAATTTTAATGGTGATGAATTAGTTGAGTCAATAAAACGACTTAGAGATAGCGCACAAACAAACTCATCGCCTCTTGCTAATGCTAGAGATAAAGATCTTGGTAGAGCGCAAAAGTTTGCTGCACAACAACTAGAAGCACTTGCAGAGCGTAATTTAACAAACTTCAATCAACCTGATGTGATGGCAAACTTTAAGCAAGCCCGACAGGATATTGCAAAAAGTTACACCATTGAAAAAGCATTGAATGCAACAACTGGTAATGTATCTGGTGCTGATTTAGGAACGCTTGCTAGAAAAGGTAAGATTGTTCCTGCTGAACTACAAACCTTGGCAAATGCCGCAGGTGCATATCCAACCGCATTCCAAAATGTAGCAAGAATTGGTAGTGTTCCAGGTTTCAGTCCACTAGATATTGGAACGGCAGGTATCGCTAGTGCTGCCGCAGGAAATCCTGCACTTATGGTGAGTGCCGCAACAAGACCTACATTGCGTTCTCTTGCGGTATCTCCAATGTATCAACGCAATATGTTGCCTAGTTCGCAACCACAAATGCCAGGCTTACTGAATCAGATAACTTCCAATCCATTGCTAAACTATGGGTTAGGTCAGGCGCCTCAGTATGATGCCGAGCGTTTCTTGCTTCCTAGATAACATGAAAGACTGGCTGCTTGCAACAATTGCGGCAGTCGGTATGGTTGCCCTTATCGTTTGGTCATTCTCAGTAATCATCTGGGCATGGCAGTAATTAGTTTTTTACTGGCTGTATCTATTGAATACAGGTGTGTCAAGTGGGCTTGGGTTGGGGATGTGTACAACCGAAAAGTCTACTGTATTGAATGGAAGAAGGTAGAAAAGAAATGATAGATCCAATCACGGCTCTAGCTGGCATACAGTCAGCAATCAGCATGGTCAAGAAGGCAGCTAATGTTGCCAATGACTTAGGCTCACTTGCGCCCATGATTGGTAAGCTATTTGACGCTAAGTCTGTAGCTACCAAAGCCATGCTTCAGGCTAAACAGTCT